TAATTTACCATTGAATAATGCTCGGTCTGTTTGAATGTCAATATCCATCATACCCAAGTCTTCCTTAAGTCTGTTGGATTGGATTTCAACTTCGTGTTCCGCATCTTTCTCATTTTTGAAGAACCCATAATAGGAATCACATTTCCCTGTCTTATCACACACTCCGTAAATCATCTCTCTTTGATCCATAACATTCTAATTTTTTGTTTTTAATATTCCACAAATCTTTCACCCCTTCGGTCATATGACAATTATGTTTCTTACCTGTTCTTTTACCGAACTCCACAATCATATCATTATGACGATTTTTAATAACGTGAGGACATTCCTTACATGGGGTTTTCATATAAGAACAAAGATAGTAAATTATTTTAGATTTTACAAATTACTTTGAAGTAATTTCATATTTAAAGAATGGAATATTTGTTTTGACTTTTTTTACGTCCAATATGTCATCATATTTTACTTTCAACATTTCATCATAACCTAAAGTATAATCGTTATCGTCATAATTTGACGTTAATTCATCTCCTTTTTTAATATCTTTTATGGTTTTACCATAAATTTTACTACCAATTCTAGTATTCTTTATATTAGGATCAAAACTATGATTAAGATATCTTAATGGTTCACCACCATAAAAACTTCCATATTTAATAATACAATAAAGATATTCTGTATTTTTTTTTATATCTTCTTTAGCAAAAATACCCTTACCATGAACCTTACTATCTTTTACAACAATTTTATCATAGAATGAGTTATCTAACTTTTTTAAAGTTATTTCCTCTTTTAATATTTTCCTTATTAAAGATTTCATACATATATAAATATTATCTTATAACATATATTTTACCTTTTAAATTTAAATTCGGTTTCTATTTTTCTTTTACCGTATTTATTTTCCATTAGTTGTTGATGTAGTTCCCAATTGATTATACTATTCTCTCTCAATGTATGTGGGAATTTATCTCCAATCTTATTTATAAGATCTTCAGAGAATTCTATTCCGTGTCTATATTCAAACTCATCAATAAGACGATCAGTTGATAAATTTTTATTCTTTAAAAGAATATATGCTCCTAGATCCGCTTCTAATTCATCATTTTCAGATCTTGGCCCATCATGTTTTAATATTAAATGTGATATTTCGTGAGCTTCTATAAAACGTAAATCATCCATAGTTAAACCATCCTCACCTAAAAAAATCTCACCATCTATAAAAATTGTTTTAAATTCAGGAGCATAAAATCCATAACCATACTCATTAAAAAATTCATTTAATTGACTATAATTTGGATTTTCCTTAAACACAACGGTAATTTGTGTTCCAGGTAAAAATTGTGAGTTGTATGCAAACATATCGTCCATAGTAATAAATATATTGGAGTTATGATTTAACCCACAACCCCAACAATATCATTTAGGTGGTGATCTTCATTTATTTCAGACATTACCATTCTTTTATCCATCATATGTACAATCTCCGTTATACTATATGGATATAAACCATTTCCATCAACACCAACATCCAATCTTTTACCTTTACCCCATTTTTTACCTACCGGTAAATGAACGTGTCCGTGAAGGTGAACAACACCTTTACCAAGACCATTCCAACTTGCAAATGGATAGTGAGTCATCACAAAATTCTGCCCATCTATACTAACCTGTAAGTAATCACTAACAGATAAGAACATATCTTTAATGTTATCTCTATTGTTTCTAATGTGATGATCGTGGTTTCCAAGAACCAAGTGAATATTTTTACATACCAGTCTGTCCAAGAAAATTTTAATAAATTCAAATCCACCAAACGCAATATCACCTAACATAATTAATGTGTCGTTCTGACCAACCTTTGAATTGATATTATCAACCAAGGTATTATTCATTACATCTAACGTTTGAAAATCTCTTGTATTATATTCCGGTACTTTTCCATCAAGTGTTCTCCAATCGGTAACACCTCTACAAATGTTTTTATGGTTGTAGTGCGGATCAGACGTGACCCACACTCTACCTGTTGTTAATATTTTATCAAATTTCATCATAATTTTATTTCAAAACGATTACGCATTAATTCTATTTTATCTTCAGGGACACCGTGTTCATTTACACCACCATGTCTATTTTCCACAATAATAGAGGTCACATAATAACCATACTTAATTGCCAATTCATAATATGGTTGAAGTTCCCACTCTTGTGTGAATGTGTTAGAAACTACAACAGGTGAATGTTCCAATCTCATTAAAAAATCCATTTCTTCTTGACACCATTGATGAGCATCCTTTATTTTTGATGGTTCAAAATTGTAATTACCGTCCCTATCAACAAAAAACATATCCGCCTCTTTATGACAATAATCTTTTTCACCAACTAAATTTTTTGCAAATGTAGACTTACCACTTCCCGGTATTCCTCTAACAATGTATAACATTTTTTCCATAGTACAAATATAAGAAAAAAAACGGCATAAAAAAAGGGAGATTGATCTCCCTTAATAAATTTATTATTTTTTATTAAAACAACCTATCAGTTACAGGAACAGATGTCACCACATTATTCACAGGTTGATCAACTGGAACTGGAGTACCACCTGTAAGTGCCATCATAACTTGATTACGTATTTCTTGATTCCACTTACAATTAACCACCATACTTAATCCTTTGGTGTTATTTAAATATTGTTTAATTTCTCTTAAGGTATTACAAGTTTCTTGGGTACGTAGTTTTCTTTGTTTTTGTTTTTCAGTATCCACAGTATTTGTACCTGAATTAGTTCTTCTACCTGAATTATTTACATTGTTTCTTTTACCTTTTTCTTGATTACCACTATCATTACTATTACTAGGACCCGTTTGTGAACCAGTTTCAGCATCTCGGCCAAATAAAATTTTGGCAGTTATACCACCAACATTACTAACATCAAAAGTCTCGTTTGTAGGTGATTCTAAAACAACGGTATAACGATCCTCTAATACCCTCTTAATTTTAAAATATTTTTTTTCAGCTAAAAAATCACCCTCACTACCTAACTTAGGGTTTACAAATATCCAATCATTTTTTGTATAAGTAGTTTTAACTCCAGAATAAACTTTATTTATTCCAGCATCATTTGCAATATAATTTTTAATTAAATTAAAAGTATCAATATCCACAACACCAGCCACCGCATTAGGTAAATCCTTTCTATATTTAGTTTGAAAATCTATTACCGCAGTTTCAGTATCCGTTCCAAATCCTCCATCAACAGGTATACCTAATTTTTGTTGTATTAATTTAACATCATCTCCTTTAGATTTATTTGCAATAGATAAAGATTGAAAGGAATTTTTAGGAGTAACGTTAACAGAAAAGTTATTAATTTTAGTTAATGTTTTGTTGTCAACTATACCAGTAGCCGGAAGAATGCCCATGTTAGTTTGAAACTCTATTACCGCAGCCTTTGTTTTTTCATCAAATACTTTAGTAACAGGTAATACACCTAATTTTTTTTGTATTGATTCAACCTCAGAACCTTTAGATCCAATTGTTAAATCTGCCTCAGTTAATAAATTGTGTCTGAAACCTTTACGTTTATAACTTTCATTTGTTGTAAATTTCTTTTCACGTTCAGGATCTGTTGTTAATGCAATATTACCATCAATTACTATAACATCATCGTATTTCCAAATATCACTTTCAGATATTGACCATTTAACCCATTGTTCAGTAAGAGTATCAATTGGTAAAGGTAATGTTTTATCAGTTTTTAAAAATTTAACAGGTTGTATGGTAGCATCATCCTTTTTTACCATGATACCATATAAATATTTATCAATATTAGGATTACCCGTATTTAAACTATAAACAGAAGAATTACCTTCATTAGTAGCTATTGTTTCATTTTTACCCAAAGCAGGATGTTTAGTTATCCATTCTTGATCATCCCAACTACCTCCGCCAGTAAGTTTTACTTTTAAATCTGCATCATTTTTATTTTTATCCTCAGCATCTTTTTTCTTTTTATCCGCAGCATCTTTAGTTATTTTATATTTTTCTTCAAGTTGTTTTTTCCATACTCCATAATATTCATCACTTACCGCAATTGAATTTTCAAATAAACCTTCAACTATTCCATAATATACAGACCTCTCATAGGACTCGTCATTTTCAAAACCATAGTCATTTCCCATTGATAGTGCACTAGTTCCAGGCATACCTAATTTGTATCTACCACCTTCAAGTTTTTTAAATTTTGCATTTGCCGCACAAAAAGTGGGGAAATCAGCTAAATTCTCAAGTCCATCCTTAATGTCCGCATAATTCATTCCGACTTCTGTTAATTGAGCAAAAAGATTCTGAGTGACATTACTTAGAGCAGTTCCTGATTTAGTTTGTTTACCCATTGATTTTGTACTTGGACAAAATATATTAATCAGTTCTGTTGCCGACTTTGATTTACTATCTAATTTTGCCCTTTCTAAATATTCAAAACAAAATCCTCCCTCCGGACATGGTTCGTATGTCATACCAGTTACAATAGCCCCTTTAGGAACAGTTCCATGTTTAACCACAGTTGTTATATCATAAGGTGTAACTTCTTGTAAATCCTCATTTAATAAACCATAACTTTCATTTAGACTTTGTCTAACAATACTTTTTAATAAACTATCTGTTATTCTTCTCATATCTTATCCTATTAAAGCATTTTTTATGGCCTTAAGGGTTAAAGGTCCTATTTTACCGTCAGGATCTAATCCTGCTTTTTTGTTTGAATTTAACCAATTTTGAATATCCGCAGTAGTATAGTTTTGAGTTTGTTCAACCAACACATTAGTCTTTACACCATGTTTGCTCAAAATGTCTCTGATTTCACTTTCCGTTAATTTTAGTTTAGGTAACATAAATATTGCTTATTAAATTTATTTATTATATAAATATAACCATATAATAAAAAATAAATAAAAAAAGGGAACCGAAGTTCCCATTTTAGGCCCGACATTGAATATTTGTCTGACTCCACCACCTTATTTTTCTAAACAAGGAAACAATTATATTGTTACCAACGCCTCAATTTTACTTTTAACTTGTTCAGTTAAGGAAACTTGTCTAACGTTTGTAAAGATAACAGAGTCTTTCAACACCTTACTTGGGATGTGAACCAAGAATGTATCTCCATTGAAGAAACTTAGGTCTTCTTCTAATACCAATGCTCCGTGCACCATCTTCAAAAAGATTTTGAATTGTGTCTGATCCATGAATGTCTCGTTGATTAAATCACCGAACTTATCACTAACTACTTTTATGTTGAAACCCATCTTATTCATATAACAAAGATACTAAATTATTTAACAATAACAAATTTTCTACCCACTTTTTTTAATGTCCCAACAAAATCATTTTTGTGGTCAATACCACCCCAAAAACCAGATCCGTCTGACCATACACCTTTTTTATTATTTTTATAAACCATCTCACCATCAAATGTAATGTATTCAGGTTGGTCATTTTTACTCAAAGCGTAAGCTCTTGTCATTTCTCTATTTTCAGATGGTGAGTAATTACCTGACCAATCTTGTCTACATAGAAATGTTGCCTGACCAACAATGATAGGATTACCATCAATTGTTGCTTTCTTGTTTAAAGATTTCTTGAATGTGTGTATGTAAGTTCCCATAGTTATATAATTTTTTCTTTCCAAATACGATTTAATTCATCTTCCTCAATTCTCTGACTAAGATCAGAGAACATATTCGTTAACACCTTCACAAAACGAATTCTTTGACTCGCTAATTCAGGGTTAAAACCAATTTCAATAAGTGAATCACTTAAGTGACTATTAACAACAATGTATAAAGGAATTGAGCTCATATGTTTTTTATTTCTACAAATATACAAATAAAATTGACACGGCATAAAAAATCCCATAGTTTTTTCTCAAAAAATATGGGATTAATATTGATAAACCAATTAATTCGTAGAAAGGAAGGGTATTGGCTGTTTTTGTGTAATATAAATATAGTTTAATTTATTAAAAGTAAATAAATTTTACGTTTAAAATAAAATTTTTGTTAAAATTTTGTATATTTCTTCATTTTTATCTATTGGAATGTCTTCTAAAGTAAAAAACCCACAATCTGAGTGTTCATGACCATCTTCCGCTTTATCCAAGTTTGGCATCTTTTTTTCGTCAGATTCATATAAATACACATAAATTAACCCCTTTGGTTTTCCTTCTTCATCTTTCTTTGTTATGAAACCAACCAAACTTATATCCTCATCAATCTTAATGTTTGTTTCCTCATAAAATTCACGATAAGCACAATCTTTTGGAGTTTCATTTGATTCCAAATGTCCCGTTGGAATAAACCATTCTCCTGAATAAGTTTCGTGGTCAGCACGTTTACATAACAGAACTTTATTCCCAAATTTTAATATAATACCTGAACTTCTATTTGATTTCATTATAAGAATATATTTATAAGTATATGGAGTTAATAGTAAATAATAATTTATTCAATGTCAAATGTGTGATGACCACTAAAGACATACAAAAAGGTATGATGGGTAAAAAATTTGACAAAACGTTTGATGGTATGTTATTCATAATGAAAGAAGGTGATCATTCTTTTTGGATGAAGAATTGTATTATATCTTTGGATATAATTTTCATTAAGGGTAGTAAAATTACTAAAATACATAATAATTGTAACCCATGTAAAACACCTGAGTGTGATCGTTATACTGGTAATGGTGATATGATATTAGAACTCAAAGGTGGTACTTGTATAAAATATGATATTGCCGAAGGTGATACCATATTATTACAAGATTAATATTATCTATTATTTGGTCTAAATCTCATTTGATTTGATTTTACTGCCGACTTTGGAAATCTTAATCCTTGTCCTTGTTTTCTAGCATTACTTAATGACCTTGAGTGTTCCGTCATTTCAACCTCAAAATTTGGCTCATATCTATTACCACCATCTTCATTAATTTTTTCTTTCAAAACTCTAACAAATTCATTCTGTACCATCTTAGTAAATTTAATATAAGGAGAATCATCTGACTCTTCGTTATATTTGTACTTACCTTCAGGTGGTCTTTTAGATCTACCTAAATATGATAACCCAGAAATATTTGTAATACATTTGTGTCCACCACTATTAGATTGAATTAAATCCCAAGCGTTTACACTAATAGAATCTAACATTCTCATTTCTTTATCTGTTAAATTACTAAATGGTTTTCTCATTGCCGTTTCAACATCATCAAGAATATCTTCCCCATCGGCCATTTGTTTAAATTCTTTACCATATAAGGCGTTAAAATCTCTGAATGTAAAACCAACTGATTGTTCACCAAAACCTTTTCCTGATTCTGATATCCATTTTATTGTAGATAAAGGAATATCCTTATCTTGTAATTGTGATTTCCACTTGTTTAAGACATCATCTTTGATCTCACCTAAGTTTACACCTTTAAGTGCTCTTTCTTTCTTAAATGGATTACAAGACGCTTGTACCAACCCTAAGGGCCAAGCAATCACCAAGAAGTCCGCATCAGGATTATTTCTGAATGGTGTGTATCTATCATATGATCCTGGTTTCATCATACTACCTCCACCATACTGAACTATAATTTTATCATCAACTTTAACATTTTTGTGAGTTTTCATTGTTTGAACATAACTCTCTTTGTTTTTTTCTAAATCTCCAACATCAGCATAACTTTTTTCTTTGATCTGAGATCTGATGTTTAACAATATACTTAATAACGATGGATTTGCATTCATTACAATATTTTCCAAGAACCCTGGTTTGTTTTTGAATGCCAATAATAATTTATTAGCAACCATACCCATTATCATTTTGTTTTTTTGTAATGATTGATCTTTATCTACCTTAAACAAATAGTTCATTACTTGTTCAGGACTAATATCATATTGAGCATAATTTGCTGAGTCAACCGTAGATATCAAAGTGATATCGTCAGATGGGAAAATATCTCTTGGAGATACGGTTTGGGATATTGTCTCAACGTTAGATCTTGAAGATTTAAAATTAGTTGAGGTACCTTGTTCAACTCCCGCTTGTGTGTCGTGGTGGTCAGTATGTATAATAAACATTGGTTTACCATGAGCAAAGTCAACTAACACCGGCATAACATCACCCTCAGCATCCAACTTCTTAATTGCAAATTCCTTATCACCATATTGAATGATCTCAGCATCTACCACCTTTATTCCGTTTTGTTCTAAGTAACTTTTCATACCTAAAGCAGTGGTTACACCATCTAAATCTTGGTGAAAATATATCTTAGCTTCAGGGTATCTTTTAGATAATTCTCTGATGTTTCTTATTCCCGATTCCGTTATTAACTTTTTCCTCATAGTTATAAATAGTTTTCAACAAAAAAAAGTTTGCAAATCCAATGTTTTTATGTAAATTAGCTTAAACCAATTAAAAATATATATTATGAAAGAAAAAATCGCAAATTTTTTAGAAACAAAGAAATCAACATTTAAATCTATGGGTGTTGTAATTTTTGTAGTGGCATCCTTACTGGGAGGATTCTCGGTAGGTTATTTATATAACCAACAATACGGTCCTAAGAAACCAACCATTCAAATGATTAAAGTTAATAGGTCTCAAGTTAATTTAGCAATAGATGAAAATAATCATCTAATTGTGATTGATAAAACCACAGGTGATTATACCGTTTACCAAGATTCAATTGGTGTATCAATCTTTAAACTTTACGCTAATAACATTTATATTAACAAATCAAAATAAAAAACCATGAATATCCTTAAATTAACAAAAATAACTTATCTTGGTTTATGTCTTGGGGTATTCATATTTTTTGGAATAATGTCAAATGTGAAAACCTCAAATGATTCTATCTTTACAGAATCAAACTATCATTCAAATGTTCAATCACCAACATCAATAAGAATGTACGAACTGATTGAAAAGTATAGTGATCAGTATCATATACCAAAGTATATTGCGTACAATGTGGCTTATATGGAGACAAGATACTTAGGTCCTTTCCATTGGAATTATAACCCGTATCAAGAATCATTTGCCGGAGCGGTTGGTCCAATGCAAATTATGCCGGCAACATCTGACTATATTAATAAAGTTAATTACACAAAAAAAAGATTAACCAACGATATTGAGTTGAATGTTGAAACAAGTATGAAATTACTTAATAGATTGTATACGTTATATAAAGACTGGACTATCGTATGTGGATGTTATAACACAGGAAGACCATTGGTTAATGATTACGCAAGATATTGCTCAAGTAATCATAACTTTAAAAATAAATGGATTTCAATAAATTAAAATTGACATATAACGTGATCACCCCATACGTTGTCATATTCATCTTCCATATTAAACAATTTGTTATAAATACCACGTAAAAAGGAAAACTCCCACTGATTATAGTGGGAGTTCTTTTATTTGTTCTAAAGCTTTGAAATAATTAATTCTTGTTTCGGCAATTTGTTTGTAATTTTCACTTAACTCAATACCTAACCATCTACGTTCTAATATCTGAGCCGCTACTAATGTTGTACCTGAACCAGCAAATGGATCTAATATTACATCGTTCTTGTAGGATAGTATCTTAATTGCCTTGGTCGGTATGTCCATTGAGAAAGTCGCCTTGGTGAGTGATTTAGTATCTGCAAAGTAATTCCACTGACCAAACACAAGTTCCATAAACTCTTTCTTATCCTTCTCCTCATATACAATTTTTTTCTTTAATGACCCATCTTCCTGTTCAATGTCAGTAGGTGTCCCTTTCCACTGAGGTTCTCCTTTAACCTTTTTAATGTGGTGTTTTTTGTATGCTAATATTACACACTCCTTTGGATTATAAATATACGGACTTGATGGACTCATCCAAGAACCCCATGCCGTTGTCTTAGATCTATGTGGTGATTGTTCTTCAAGATCAACAATACCAAAGAATCCAAATCCAATTTGTTTCATTAACTGATACATCTCAGAAACAAAGAAAATTCTCCCACCTTTTTTTTGTCTGTTAATCTCATAAGGAATGTTAAGTGCAATACGACCATCATCTTTTAATACGTTATACGCTTCAGTTAACCAGTTCTTAGCAAATACTAAATACTCATCAAATTCAACATCGTCGTCGTGCACATCATAAGCAATACCGACACCATATGGAGGCGATGTACAAATTAAGTCCACAGATCCTTCAGGTAATGTTTTCATTACTTCAATACAATCTCCACTTATAATTTTTCCTGTTTCTATCATTTTTTTTTATTTAATACTTTCTAAATAATCCCATACTTCATTTGAAAACTCTTCGTAAAGGTCTCCATCCTCATCATCTGATAAGTCAACAATGTATTCATCCACACAATGTTCAACAATCATATCGTGTATTTCCTCAAACTCTTTATCAGTTTGTTTTAAGGCATCATATTGATCCTGAATATGATTTTTTTGTTCTTCTGTTAGTTTCATTTTTATTTAAATTATACTTGTTATTGCTTGAGCTAGTTTATATCCTGTGAAGGCACCTATTGCGGCCGAACCCGGTAAAACAATAAACTTACCCAACATAGTTTCATATTTCTTCCTATTAACAATATAAGAAATTAATATGTAATAAGCAATGTAGTTGATTAAAACCAAAAAGTCCAGTTCTTTTGACACAAAAACTACAATTGAATTTCCAAGAAATCCCCACATAAAATTAATAAGGGTTTCACGAATAAGTTCACCGGGAGTTGTTATTGCTCCCAACACATTTATCTCTTTTGATAAACCTTTTTTATTTTTCACCACCATATTGTCTATCTAAGTAATCAAACAAATTTAAAAACTTAGGAACCTCCCCATTTTTAGTTATATAATATTCTCTTAATTTTGTACAATTAAGACCATATTTCCTATCATGACCTAATCTATCTTCAACGTATTTAACATCAACCTCTTTGTTTAAAATATAAGAAATATTTTTAATAATGTCCAAATTTGTCACTCTGAAAGTTGTTCCAATATTATAAGTGGTATTTACAATCTCATCGTCAAACATTAAATCACAAATGACTTTTACATTATCATAAACATACATCCATTCTCTAACTTGTAATCCGTCACCATAAACTGGAATTGGTTTACCTTCACCGATAGATCTTGCAATTGTTGGTAAGAATTTTTCCTCAAACTGATGTTCACCAAAATTATTACAAGTTCTTGTGATGATATATGGTAAACCATAAGTTCTATTAGCAGATAACACTAACATATCAGATGCCGCTTTAGTTGCAGAATAATAGGAACTAGATTTTAAACTATCATCTTCAGTTGCAGTATGATTAATTGCAATGTGTTCATCCATATCACCATATACCTCATCAGTTGAAATGTGTATGAATTTTTTAAGGTTCTTATTTTTTCTTGATATCTCCAATAAATTAAATGTTCCTTCAACATTAGTTCTAACAAATGGTAACCCATTCTTAATTGAATTATCAACGTGAGACTCAGCAGCAAAGTGAACCATGTAATCAAAATCACCAAGTTCATCTTCCGTTACATCACAAATGTCTTTTTGTAAAAAAGAAACATTGTGTTTAATATTCATTCTACGACCAGCGTATGTTAGTTTATCAACACAAAGAACATCACATTCAAAGTTATTTAATAGGTGATTTATAAATGCGGATCCTATAAACCCCGCTCCTCCTGTTACTACTATTTTCATTTTTTCTCTAATGTTTCTATATGATGTTGCAAGTACCATAATGCTTTCTTAAGGTCCTGTAACTCTTTATCTTTTTTTCCAGCTCTTGAAATATACTTTACAGTATTTCCTAAACTAAATCCTAAATCCCAAGCATCAATAACTTTTATTGCTTCATAAAGATTATCCTCTCCTCCGTAATGGTTAGGATGATTAACTTGTTCTACTTTTATTGGGGGACACTCACAAAATACGTTAGCTCCACATACACATTCTTTTTCCATTATTCTTCTCTATATTCTTTTAATAATTCATCATTTGAAATTGTTCCGTATTTTTCATTAAGACCTTCCATATCAAAATCCTTACTCATCATTATTTTAACATCGTAGATTTGATCGGTAGTATTTAAAGATATGTCAATTTCTTTAATAATTTTGTATGGGTCAGCATTTGATCCAGGTCTTCTATCCTCAACATAACCTTTCCAATTTTTTGCAGTATCTCTTGGAATTCTAATTGATGCTCCACGATCTGAAACCCCCCAACTAAATTTATCAATTGATTGTGTTTCAAATTTACCAGTTAAACGAAGATTGTTATCTGACCCGTAAGCTTTAATATGGGCTTCATGTCTTACCTCAAACGCATTAAACAATGATATAAAATATTTTTCGTTACCATCATTTCTCATTTTATCTGTTGAGAAATTTGTATGAAGTCCTGACCCGTTCCATTCCCCTTTTTGAATTGGTTTTGGATGTAGATCAATCCCATAATTATATTTTTCAGAGATTTTATATAAAAAGTACCTAGTCATCCACAAATCATCACCCGCCTTTAATTTACCTTTTGAAAATACTTGGTATTCCCATTGACCTAATGCAACCTCAGCGTTGATCCCTGTAATATCAATTCCGTATTTTAAACACATATCCATATGTTCCTCAACAAAATCTCTTCCTGCAACATATTCACCAACACCACAATAATATTTACCTTGTGGTTCCAAGTTGTTTTCATTGTGCCCTAAAATACATTTGTTATTTCTATCGTAGATAAAATATTCTTGTTCAAACCCAAACCACAAATCTTCTTGATCTCCAATTAGTTTTGATCTTGTGTTAGTTTCGTGTGGTGTACCATCAGAATTCATTACCTCACACAACACGTAAATTGTGTTTGTATTATCACAAAAATAATGTCTAACAGGTATTAAAATACAATCAGAACTGTTACCTTCCGCTTGTAATGTTGATGACCCATCAAAGTTCCATTCAGGGAAATTATTTAGAACTAAACAATTTTTAATTTGCTCATAGTCCACAATTTTAATCTTACTTCTAAGGTTTGGCTCCGGTGTATATCCGTCAATCCACACATATTCTAACTTAACTTTCATTTATTTTTATTTATGTATTTTATTATTTCTTCCTCATTTTTTCCCTCATTAAACATCCTGTAGACATTGCGTGAAAATTCATCCGTACACAACACTGCGTCGGCATCTAAATAATTCATAATATCTGTAAGGTGGTTAAGGATGTTCTCTTTCTTTAAAAATCTTTTGTTAAAACCCATTTTTAATCTTCTAAAAATTCTTTTTCTTTTTTCTTGTCCTC